GGGTTACGTCAGACAGGCTGGCGGAGTTAACGACTCAGGTGGCGCCTCCCGCTTTTTCTACTGCGCGAAAGCTTCCAAACGTGAGCGCAATGCTGGGCTTGAGGGAGAAATAAAACAAAAGCAAGGCGCACGACCGAACAGCGCAGACGCTAGTGGCAAGTTTCCCGATCATGACCACCGCGAAAGTGGCGGCAATAATCATCCCACAGTGAAACCCATAAAACTCATGGAATACCTAATCAAGCTGATCACGCCACCAAAAGGCATTGTCTTGGACCCCTTCATGGGCAGCGGATCAACTGGAGTGGCAGCTCAAAAACTTGGCTTTAAATTCATCGGGATTGAGCGCGAAAAAGAATATGCAAAGATCGCTGAGCGTAGACTCGAGGCGGCTGTATGAATAAGGTTTCAAAGAGCAAGCAAGTCAAAGCCACAAAGCGCCGAAAGGCCGTGAAGAAAGCCCTCAACATTAAGCGCCAAAAAAGCGTACCTAAAAAAGTGCGCGTGCGAGCTGAAAGGGTCGAGCGGAAGGCCAAGCGCGTTGAGCTGAAGAGAATACTTGTAGAAGAAATTCAGAATCGAGCCGCGCAAAAGTTTAATGCTGAAGTGATCGAAGCTGAAGTGATCAGTGAACAAAGTCCAGCGTGAGATTGCAAAGCTGGTCCCTGGGATAGTGGTGGGAATGCCCGTGACGCCAGCACTTGAAATGATCTTAAAAGAACTAAAGAGGCTCAATGCTGAGTTAAGAAAAATTAAGGTGGGGCATTGAGCCGCGAGGATAAGCTTGAACTTTTAAAGCTGCTCGATGAAAAAGAGCGCAGGAAACGTGGGCGAAAGATCCTTAGCTATTACCCTGACACTGGCCCGCTCAGGCGTGAGTTATATCCAAAGCACATGCAGTTCTTCGAAGCTGGGAGCGCCAAGCGACAACGTTTATTTTTGGCGGCCAATCGCATTGGAAAAACCGAGGGAGCAGGCGGGTTTGAGATGTCGCTACATTTGACCGGGAATTATCCCTCTTGGTGGACGGGACATCGGTTTGATAAACCCGTTCTTGCGTGGGCTTCCGGGAACACTAGTAAAACCACGCGCGACATTATTCAAACTAAACTTTTCGGTCCAATGAGTGACCTCGGCACTGGCCTGATTCCAAAGGAATACATTATTGGACGACCAAGCGCAAAGGTGGGCGTGCCAGACGCATTCGAGATTGCACATATAAAGCACGCAAGCGGAGGAGTAAGTCAGCTTGTACTAAAGAGCTATGATCAAGGGCGAACGGCTTTTGAGGGAACGGAGATCGATGTAATTTGGTGTGATGAAGAGCCGAAGCAAGAAATTTACACTGAGTGCTTGCTTAGAACGATGACGAACAACGGAAAGATCATGCTGACCTTTACGCCTCTCCTCGGGATGAGTGAGGTCGTGATGTCCTTCCTTCCTGGCGGGAACATTCAAGACGTGAACGAGGACGCTTCAAAGTTTGTGGTGATGGGAACGTGGGATGATGTTCCCCATTTAACGGAAGCCGCAAAAAAAGAGCTATGGGAATCGATCCCTCCCTTTCAGCGAGATGCTAGATCAAAGGGCATTCCACAATTGGGAGCGGGCGCAATCTACCCGGTGCCCGAGTCAGACTTTCTGGTGGATGACTTCCCGATACCAGATCACTGGCCACGAGTTTACGGCATGGATGTCGGATGGAACCGCACAGCCGTTGCCTGGGGTGCCCTCGACCGCGACACAGACACTTTGTATATGTACAGCGAACATTATCGAGGACAAGCAGAGCCAAGCATTCACGCGCAAGCTATCAAGGCTCGAGGCGATTGGATCCCTGGCGTGATTGACCCAGCCTCAAGAGGGCGCACGCAAGTAGACGGCCAGCAGCTTTTGGAAATTTACACGAATCTAGGTCTCAATGTGGAGCCGGCATTCAATGGTGTGGAGTCGGGCATTTACGAAGTGTGGCAAAGACTTTCGACTGGCAGGCTCAAAGTTTTCAAAAGCATGAGTAATTTCATGTTTGAGTTTCGCTTGTACCGGCGAGATGAAAAGGGCGCTATTGTGAAAACGAACGACCATCTTTGTGACGTTGTTCGGTATCTAGTCATGTCCGGCCTGGACATTGCGAAAACCAAGCCCGTTGAAAAACCAAAAGTGCATGACAAATACTCGAGCGATGGCGGTGGGACCGGTAGCGGGTGGATGGCGTGAGTCAAAAGTCCGTACTTAGATTCCCTTAAATAATTAAACAAAATGTAAAACTATTGTTTAATTTTATTAGTCCGTAACTTGAAATGTGCAAACCACAAAACTTGATGCTGAAGAGTCTACGGAAACGTCGGATGAGGATATTCTAGCGACTGCTAGGAAGCGGTTTGATATCGCAGAAGAGGCAGAGCGCGAAATCCGCGTGGATGCGCTCGATGATTTAAAGTTTAGAGCAGGCGAGCAATGGCCCGCTGACGTCAGGCAGGGTAGAAACCAAGACAATCGTCCATGCCTTACCATCAATAAGCTGCCTCAGTTTCTAAGACAGGTCACAAATGACCAACGTCAAAACCGCCCTTCTATAAAAGTGAGCCCTGTTGATGATCAAGCCGACATTGAAACGGCCAAGATATTTCAAGGGCTCATCAGACATATTGAGTACAACTCCAATGCCGACGTTGCCTACGACACCGCTTTTGAAGGTGCAGCCACCAAGGGGCTTGGATACTTAAGAGTCATCACTGACTTTTGTGATCCCATGTCCTTTGACCAAGAACCAAAGATCATGCGAGTTCGAAACTCGTTTATGGTTTATCTGGACCCAAGCTACCAGCAGCCCGATGCAAGTGACGCCAATTGGGGCTTTATCTTTGAGAATATCAGTCATGAGGATTACAAGGCGCAGTTTGGAAAGTCGGAGCTCGCGGCAAGCCTTAACGAATGGCAATCAATCGGGGATAGTGCTCCAAACTGGGCGACTGAAAAAACATGCCGAGTAGCTGAATACTTTTATAAGACCTTTAAAGATACGACCGTTGTTCTCCTCAGCAATGGTCAAACTATTGAGAAGGATCGCCTGCCGGAAGTGTTGCCTCCAAATATTACGATCATAAACGAGCGCGAAACTACTTTGCCCGCAATCAAATGGTGCAAGATAAACGCAGTCGAAGTGCTCGAGAAAACCGATTGGCTCGGGCAATGGATTCCGATCATTCCAGTTCTAGGGGATGAGCTAGACATTGACGGGAAACGTGTCCTTGAGGGGATCATTCGTCACGCTAAAGATCCTCAGCGTATGTATAATTACTGGGCCTCCTCTGAAACTGAAATGATCGCCTTGGCACCAAGAGCACCATTCATCGGAGTAGAAGGGCAGTTTGAAGGGCATGAGGGCGCTTGGAAGACCGCTCACACAAAGAACCATCCATATCTGCAATACAAATCAAAAGTCAGCGGGCAGGTCTACGGCGCACCTCAACGGCAAGTTTACGAAGCGCCCGTTCAAGCCATCACGCAAGCCAGAATGCAGTCCAGTGAGGACTTGAAAGCTACGACCGGCATCTATGATGCCTCGCTTGGAAACCGATCAAATGAGAGTAGTGGCGTGGCAATTCAGCGCAGGAACATGCAAGCGCAAACGAACAACTTCCACTATGTCGATAATCTCTCACGAGCCTTGAGACATTTAGGCCGCATTCTCGTGGACCTCATTCCAAAGATATACGACACGGCAAGAACCGTTCGCATCATTGGCGAGGACGGCGAAGCTACGATGATAAAAATTAACGAGATATTTCAAAAGAACGGTGAAGAAGTAATTCATAACCTAGGGCTTGGGAAATATGACGTCACGGTCTCAACGGGACCAAGCTATGCATCCAAGCGTCAAGAGGCTGTGGCATCGATGTTAGACATGACGAAAGCCTATCCAAAGGTCGCTGAAGTGGCCTCTGACTTGATGGTTCGAAATATGGACTGGCCAGGCGCTCAGGAAATTGCAGAGCGTCTCAAGAAAACTTTGCCTCCAGGGATTGCCGAGGAAAAAGAAGGCGATAAAAAGCCCATTCCTCCAGAGATTCAAAATCAAATGCAGCAGATGAGTCAGCTCATTGAGCAGCTCACTGGGAAATTAAACGAAGCCACCGATGAGCGCGATAGAAAAATGATCGAGATTGAATCACGCGAGCGCATTGAAATGGCGAAGCTTGAAACTCAGGCAACTATAGAGCTTGCAAAACTTCAGTCCGGCGAAGCCCTTAAGCTTTTGCATCATCAAATCAGTGAGCTAGATGCGAGAACGCAACTGCTCAGAATGAATCAACCAATTGAAACCGAACAAGTTCAAGAAAACCCAGACGCTGGCCAAGATATGGCTATGGCGCCTGACCAACAACAACAACTTACCGGCGAGCCATCACCGGGTGAATTCATGGGAGTTTAACCATGTCAATAAAAGTAACGTCGACCTCGGAGAGTGCGCCTGCACCGATTGAAAAAGTGGAAGCCGCACCAAAATCCGTGGAAGCAAAGCCCGCGTCTGCTGAAAAAGCAGATGAAATCATTGAAGCCTCGGAAGCTTTAGAACCTGAAGAAGAATCAAGCGATGACGTTGATTCGGATGAAGAAGAATCTCAGTCAAAAGATGTGGAACCCAAAAAACGAAGCGGCTTTAAAAGACGCATTGATAAGTTGACCTCTAAACTTTCTCAAAAAGATCAAGAGATAGAATTCTTAAGGGCTGAGGTTACTAAATCTCAGAAACCAAAAGACGAAGCTCCAGCTCCGATCGCGAAAGTAAATGTCGAGGGAAAACCACGCTCAGATGATTTTGATACTCATGAGAATTTCGTTGAGGCTCTGACAGACTGGAAAATGGAACAAGGGGAAAAGGTTAAGGCTGAGAAGCTTCGTCAGGAGCAGGTGAAAGCCGACTTTCACACTCAGATGACCGCACACCTTGGGCGATTGGACGTTTTCAAAAAGAGCGTTGATGATTTTGATGAGACGATTGAGGACATGGGCGATATGCAATTATCGTTTGTGATTCAAGACATGATTTTAACTTCCGAAAACGGACCCGAATTGATGTATGAGCTGGCCAAGGACAAGAAAGAGTTTGAGAGAATCAATGCTCTTCCTGCACTTGCCGCTGCCAGAGAACTCGGAAAGCTTGAGGCAAGACTTCAAAAGCAAGCCGACTCTTCAGAGCTAGAACCTAAAATTGTAAAGACAACCAAGGCGCCTGCACCAATTCGAACAGTCGGCGGGAACTCGACCGGGGGTGGGAAGAAATCCATCTTTGACCCGAACATTCCACAGGCTGAATACGAAAAATTGAGGCGGCAACAATCAAGCGAAAGAACATAGGGTTTTTTCGTCGACTAAACATGTTCATTTGCCTCACAAGGCATGGAGTTTAAAAAATGGGAAACACGCTTTTAACAGATGCAATTATCGTCAAAGAATCTTTGATGGAACTAAAAAATCAACTTGGCTTTACTAAAGGTGTGAACCGTCAATATGACGATAAGTTCGCAGTTGAGGGCGCCAAGATCGGCGACACCATCAACATTCGTAAACCTTCCAGATACGAGGTCACTACTGGAGCAACTTACGTTGCTCAAGGCTCTGAGGATCAATCTGTCTCTTTAGTCCTAAACACTCAGCAACACATCGGCATGGCTTTTTCCAGTAAAGACCTGACTTTGTCAGTGGACGCTTTTAAAGAGCGTTATGTAAAGCCCGCGGTTACAGCTTTGGCGAACAAAGTGGACTACACAGGTCTTGCTCTTTACAAGTTAGTTAACACTGCCGTTGGAGTGCCAAGCGCCTCGGCTTTCCCTTCTTCTCTCAAAGGTTTTCTGCAAGCAAAGCAGAAACTCGCTGAGAATGGCGCACCTTTGGGAAAATTGACTGCACTTGTAAACCCAGCGACAGAGGCCTCTTTGGTCAACGGGCTTGTAGGACTTTTCCAATCGTCTGACAAAATTGCCGCTCAGTATGAGGATGGCACTATGGGCATCGCTGCTGGTTGCAATTTCAAGATGAGCCAGAACGTGAATGCTCACACTATTGGCGGGCAAGCAGGAACGCCGCTCGTGAAAACAACGGTCTCCACAGAAGGTCAAGCCACACTCGATATTAAAGGGTGGACTTCACAAACTTCAAACAAACTTCGGGCTGGTGACGTGTTCACAGTTAATGCCGTGTTTGCAGTAAACCCACAAACCAGACAGTCCACTGGAGCACTTCAGCAGTTTGTCGTTTTGGCGGATGCTGCCGATGTGTCTGGCGACACTGATGCAGTCAGCATTTATCCTCCGATCTACACTACGGGCCAATATCAAACTGTGAACCGCTTCCCGACCATAGAAGACGCAGTTCTAGTTTTCGGTGCAGCGGCAACTTACGCAAACGTTGTTTGCCCTCAGAACATGGTATTCCACAAGGATGCTTTCGTTCTTGGTTGTGCAGATTTGTTTCTGCCTAAAGGACTGCACATGGCAGCTCGTGCGTCTGATCCAGACTCTGGATTATCTTTGCGCCTGATTTCTGACTATGACGTCGCGAACGACAGAATGATGTCTCGCTTGGATATCTTGTACGGATGGAAATGCGTTTACCCAGAATTCGCATGTCGCGTTGTCGGACAACCTGCTTAATTAAAAACTAATAAAGCGGCCTGAATGGTCAGGCTGCTTCACAACTTAAAAAAAGGAATTTTAAAATGAATACAGCAACAGACACTCTTGAATTCAACTCACCAAAATCCGATGGCGGGATTACCATCGGGCAATCGGCCACTGATTTGGTGGGCTTTTATGCAGCTACTCCAATCGTGCAGCCCACAAGTGCTTCGCAAGCAGCCATTGTGAACTCTGCCGGCGGAACTGCATCGGCGACCACTGGCCTTCAGGCTCTAACGGGTTCCTACAACAGCACGCTGATTGCAAACTCACTTGCGACGGTTGTTGTGTTGGTAAATAAGCTGCGTGCCGATATGGTGGCGCTCGGTTTGATTAAGGGATCTTAGTCATGAAAATATTCGTAGCCATTCCCGTTTACGATGGAAAGCTCGGCATCGAATCTGTAAAGGGTTTGATGGCGGAGCAAGCTTTAGCAATCGGGCTTGGCTGCGAACTTGAGGTCCGTTTTCTGACTGGTAATGCTGGGATTGTTCAAGGACGAAACCAGCTTGCTTACGAGTTTATGGAATCAGACTTTGATCGGCTCGTGTTTCTTGATTCTGATGTGACGTTTGATCCAGGCTCTTTAATAAAACTGGCTCACATGCCCGTTGATTTTGTGGGCGGATGCTACAGACACAAGCGCACTGAAGAGTCCTATCCTGTGGTTTGGCAAAATAAAGCAGAGTTATGGGCCAATAAGTATGGCCTTTTAGAAGTTGATACCTTACCGACTGGATTCTTAGCACTTTCGAGAAAAGTATTTGAGACCATGCGTGAGAAATATCCAGAGCGGGCGAGTGTTCATTTTGGTGAGAAAAGTTTTTCATATTTTCAAATGCCCGTTCAAGGCGGCATTCTTTACGGAGAGGACTTCTTTTTCTGTAGGGAATGGCGAGCGCTTGGAGGACAAATCTTTCTAGATCCTGAAATCAATCTGACGCATTGGGGATTCAATCCCGTTCCACATGTTGGAAATATTGGCAAATGGCTAAAAAGCCAGCCCGCACCGGAGGCCGCGCCATGAAGTGGAGTAAATAATGGCTACAGCTGCCGACCTTATCAAAGGATCTTTGAGAC